GTGCGCCGCTCGGCTTTGCTCGTGACGTAGATCAAGCCGGCCGGACACATGAAATCGACCGACGCCATTTCGGCGCCGTCGGCCGTCGTGAACGTCGCGGTAGAAGTCGGCGCGCCGGGCGCGTTCGGATCCTCAAGCTCCGTGCTCAGCGACTGCTCCGATATATTCGGCCAGTTCGGCGACGTCGTCTTTTCCAGTGTCACGCCCTGGTAGTTTGTCAGGAGCGTGTCGCCGATCTTCGCATCGGAAATGTCGTGAACACCAACGCCGAGCGCAAACAGGGCGTTGAAATACTGATCGTCGCCGACGATCTCGGTGTACGGCTGTACCGCGTATGGCGGAAAAACTTTGCGGCGCCCGTAGATCACCGGCACCGGTGCGTAGGGAGTGAACCGGTTGCGAACCGCCGATATCGACGAGAGTCCCTGCGGCGCGCCATCGGAACTGATCGATGGAGGCTTGACCAGCGCGTTGATCAGCAACGAACCGCCCGCGAAGATCGCGGAGGTCCAGAGCGATGCGTTGCCGAGTATTCCGGCGGACGTGCCGACCGCGCCGGCAACGCCCTCGTAGTAGGCGGCGATCGCAGGACCGCCAAAAATTGCGGCGGCAATTAATCCCGCGGTTAACAACAAGGTCTTCACGTTGTCGTCCTGCGGGATGCAGACGATCACAAGCGTCTGGCCGGCAACAGGGCACACGAACGGCCACTGAAACGGCTCTATCCGTTCGCCGTCGAGCGCCACGGCGTAGGCTGTCGACTCGCCCCCTATCGTCTCGCGGATCGTCAGCCCGACCGGAGCAAGGGCCTCCATCACGTCGCCGGATAACGGATGTCTCTTTGCAAGCACCCGAAACTCAGGCTCAGGCTCGATAGTAGCCAGTGACCTTATGGCGGATTGATGAGATTCGCTCAACGACTGCATTCTTTCCTCGTGAGGTGTGGAGCATCGACACGCCGTCGAGCATTACGCCGATGTGCGGCCGCCCTAGCCGCCGCATCAAAACCAAGTCGCCCGCCCGCGGCGCATCGACCTCGGTGAAGTGCCGCTTGCCGATCGCGAGCGCGACATCCACCGGCTCGTCCGCGTAGCTCGGGACGAATATCCAGAACTGCTCTACGAGCACCCGCCTGGCCAATGTCCAGCAGTCGGCCTCGTCGTAGGGGATCCCGACGTAGCGTTCTACCCAAGGTTTTGGCATAGTAGTCAGCACGTTCCGCATTACGACCTGAGAAGTTCATGTCTAACTACCACGCCACCTACGTCGTCCTTGCTCTCGTTGGTATCGCCTACTGGCTGGTGCGCTTAGGTCTCGCTAGATCGGAGCGGCGATCACACCTTGTCGCTCTGCGAGAGGAGAAGCAGAGCGAGGTTCCGCTCTCGATCCCCGGCGTGACCAATCCGGATCAGGCGTGGCGGCTCGGCCGGTTGCTCGTCGCTCAACAGCGAAAAGCATGCCTACCGAGCATCAGAACAAGCCGGGAAATAACTGCGGCGTGAAACTCTGCCGCGGGTACGGCTCTTGATCCAAGTCCTGCAGCACGAGATCGAGCGTGATGTTCTGCGCGTCGCCGCGCTGATCGTAGACACTGAACGTTAGAGGGCCGTACTCGGCTGTATCCGGATCCGTGAGCGTGACGACGGAAAGCGTTGCCGTTGGGCGCGACGGCAGCAGATCGAGCGCAATCGCAATGCTCAAGTCGACGTTACTGATCTTGATGCTTGCCCGCGGCTCCTCGTCGGTCGGCAGCCCCGCCTGAAACGAGTGTGGGCTGTATGTGTTGCCGTTCGATACGATCGCCTGCGCGTCATTACAGAATCGCAGAGGAACATCCATGTCCGGATGGTCTATTTCGATCAACTCGATCATCACCTCGCTCGTATGCTGCGCCAGTTGGGCCTGCAGCATCGGTAAGGACATCGTTCTAGGCATAGCTCATAGCTCAGTCGACGTAGAACATTTGCAGCTGAGCCCGCCAGAAAGGCCAGATGTCTTGCCCCTGCGCATAACTGACAGACATGATGAAGTAGTCGCGCAACGTACCCCCAGGATCGCGCATTCGAAATGCGTTCGTGCCATGAAAAAGGACGTTCTTGTAGAAGCCGTCGAAGTACCCACGTTGCGTCGCTGACAGCTTGAGTTCGGCAGACACCTGCACGGTCGACACAGACGCCCTGCGGCGAGTCTTCGCCGGACCGACCTCCATCTGCTCGCGAATGACGTTGTCGCTCGGCTGGATCGAGTAGCCGTCGATCTCGAAGCTCTGCGGCAAAGCTGCAGGCCAAACGACTGCCATCAGCGCGTTCCGGTAACCGGGCGCTGCCCGTAGCGAGAGCCCATCGGTGTATCGAACTTACCCTGCGAGATCGCACTCGTAACCATACCGACCACGATTTCAGCAATGCCTGGACCGGACGATCGCGCTTTGACGGTTACACCCTGCGCGGCGCCGTAGTTCTGGACGATGATCTTCGGCTGCCAATTTCCGGCACCGCCGATCGCTGAAACCCTTCCGGCCACGCTTGGCACGAACATCTCCTCGTTCGGTTTCACGAGATAAGGGCGCCGCGCCCTCACGTCGCCACCGGTGTGGCGAGTCGGCATGCCGAACATCCCGGCCGCGAACGAAGAAAATCTGCCCGTTCCTCCTGCCGCCAACGATCCAAGAAACTGAAGTAGTTGAGAGGCTGCAAGGTCCGCTGCCATTCGCTTTAGCATCGACGAGAAGTCAGTCTCCGTACCCTGGAAGATGTCCGACAACAGCGAATGAACTGACGTGCCGAGCATCGAACCGAAGCCGTGCATCTTGTCGTCGACGTCATCGATCAACGCATCGAGCTGATCCTTCGTCTTCGCATCAAGCCGCTGAATCATATCGATCTGGGCCGCCGTCCCGGCTTCGGTGTTCGACTTAATAATCTCAAGGCGGCGCCCGTAACTCTCCTGAATCGCCTCCTCCTGTGTCCGCAACGCCATCTGCAGACGGCGGAAATCGTCGCTGGTGTCGGTAGGATCTTCGAGAGTTGGAGCTATCCGCCGGCGGCGGCTTGTCGTCGAGCCGGGAAGCCCTATCGTTTCCAGACGATCGGCGGTCGACGTAATAGACGCGCCGGCGGCCGTCTCGACTTCCCTGGCCACGGCAGATGCGCGATCACGCAGAAAGTCGAGACTCGACAGCACTCCCCGAAGGTCCCGCTCGAGGCCCGCGATCTCTGAACCGATCCCGCTGTTAGCACGGTTTCTTCCAGACAGCCGTTGCTCCCGAGTGCGGGCATCGGCCAGCCGCTGATACAAGCTATTGAGGGCGGCTTCCTGTTGGCGAATTTCCTCCGATAGAAGATCGGAATCGCTCATTCCTCCGAACATCAAGTTGCGCAATCCGTCAGCGAAGTTCGCGAGCGGCCCCGCGACGACCAGCGCCATATCTCGTCCAAGGGCGCCGACAGCGCCCTTGAGCCGATCCATCGCGTCGCTCGCCTCCTCGGCTTTTTTCGCCGCCTCCGTGCTGAGCGACAATCCTAAACGTCGCGCTTCTTCTCGACCCTCGCGCATCGCGGCCGTGCCGTCATTCATGATCTGCAGGAGTTCCACGCCACGCTGGCCGAACAACTGCGACGCAAACGTGACCCGCTGCGTTTCGTTTTCTACGCCAGCCAAGGCATCAGTCACCCGTTCGAACTGCTGCTCGAGCGACAGGTGCTGCAAATCCTTTGCCGACAGCTTCAACGCGTCAAGGGCGCGCTTCCCTAGCCCGGTTCCTTGGGCTGCCTCGCCGATCGCCGTCGTCAGGCGCTGCATCCCCTTTGTCAGTCCGTCAAACTCAACGCCCGCGAGCTTCGCAACATGCTGCATTTCAGAGATGAACTCGGTCGTCGTGCCTAGTCGCTGAGCCAGCTTCGCCGTCTGGTCGGCGAGCCCAATCTGATTCAGTACATACTGGCCCATCGCGCGCGCACCGAACGTGACAGCGAACGCACCCGCGAGCTTCTTCGCCGCGCTGCCCATGCCAGCGAAACCCTGGTCGATCCGCTTCGCCGTCGCGTCGACCTTGCGCCCGGTCGTGTCGACGGACGACTCGGCGCGCTTGAGCTCGCGGCGGAGCTGCTCCGTCGTGCCGTCGATCCGGATTAATAGGTCGTTGATGTCAGCCACAGATTTACTTTCCTATCTTTCTCAGCTGTTGAGCGATGCGCTCGGACGGCGAGCGAAGGTCATCGCCGTTGCACATGCGAACCCATTTCACCTTTGCATTGACCGCGACGAATATCTGCGGGATCGGCGTGTTCCACGCGATCTCGGGAGTCCAGCCCAGCCACCCGGTCGCAACGCCAAAGACGTGCTCGATGTACTGGCTGAGCGTCAGGCTTCCCCCGAGTCAGACTCCTCGTCGCCGCGGCCTTCGGGGTCGAATAGCCGGATCACGAACACGTTGGCCTCGGCGGATACGTTGACGATGCCAGCGGAGAAAACCTCGGACCGCAACGTCTTCGATTGCTCGGGGCTCAGATTGGCCCCGGCAGCGATGACGCCGCAGATCGCACTGAAGTCGTACAGCTGCACGCGCTGGCGCGCCTCCATGAGCGAGCCGAACTGCGCGTTGATCTTCTCCATCGCGGCCAAGGTAAGGGCGAGCTTGTAGGTTTTCTCGCCGACAACGACGGGCACCTCGGAGTCCATCATGTAGCAGCCACCTCGACGACCGGGCTATTGATCGCCAACAGCGATTGCGCCCGTACGATGCCGTCGTTCGAAATGCTCTGCACCCGGCGGCTCATGATCTTCGCGCGGAAGTAGAACGTCGTCGCGCTGACGCCGAGCGAATCGTTCAGTTGAATGCGGAAGTTGAACTCGTCGAGCGACTGGCTTACGGTATCGTACGCCGTTTTCAGGGCGTCCTGGCCGCCGTCGGCCGTCTTGTGCGCATAGATCACCGGCACGTCACCCGCATCGGCCGTGCCGCGCGCCTTGCGGACACGACCGTCGCTCAGCGCGGCGAACTGAACCGGATTGCGCTGATCGCCGAACTCTCCGATTTCTTCAACCTCGCCCACTTCCGTGTAGCTGTCCGCGGCAAATTGCGCTGCCGTCGTCGCGGCCGCCGTCGTGCCGATCGCGATCGTGCAGCCTGTTCCTGTTTTAAGTTCGTCCGACATCTGAGCGCCTCCTAGTGGTGGGTCCTAATGTGGAGCGTCACCCGCCCCATGAATGTTCGATTGTCCGCATCCCGCTGCGTCGTCTTGCGTTCGACGCGTAGCGATATGACCGTGCCTGTATCTAGCGTCAGCTTCTGATCGTTGATCGCGTTAATCTCGCCCATGATCCGCTTGACCTCTTGCTGGCCGAGCGCCTCACTCCAAACGTTCAGGAACACGAATCCGTCGTCCCTGCGCTCGAGCAGCGCGTCCGCGTTGCCGAAGATGCTCGTGTCGACCGTGACGTATGGCTTCGCCGCGCCGTATGGAACCGCGTCGTAGACGGGGACCGTCACCGCGGCGGCAAGCGCGGCCAGAAGCGCCTTGTGCAGCGCCAGTTCCGGATCGGCCATCAGCCGCCACCCGCGACGCGCTCGAGAACCCTGTCGATCGCCGACTTGACGCGATCGCGGATGCGCGGGCGATTGAACTCATAGGCAGGTGCCATGAAAGGGGTCGCTGGCTGTGCCGGAATGTTCTTTTCCGCCGAGCCCTTCGTGCCGAATTCCTTCCAGTAGCCTTTGAAGAACTGGAAAATCGCGTGCTTGTTCGATGCGCTCAAATTGACCTTCGCGCTGGTCACTCCGAACGCCGAGCCGGTCGCGCGCCGGACGATCTCGGCCGCCCTGACGCCAGGGCCCACGATGCCAGATAGGCCGTCTGAGCTCATCTTCACCTCGATCGACTGCGCCAGGTCGCCCTGATCGACGGGCACCAGGCCGAGAGCGTCTTTCTCGATGTCGTCGAGACTTTCGCGGACGACGTCGCGGAGTTCCCGCGTGACTGCGCCGTCCATACGGCGCAGCTTGCGGCGCAACGCTGACACTCCCTGCAAGCCCGCGCGACGGCCGATCTTACGGACTGCCAAGCTCGCACTCCAGGCGCAGCCACAAGGATCGCGGGCCGTCGTCGCGGATGAACCGGAGGTTCATCTGCTGGTCACGCCACACGACGTAGTCCGACGTCGCGAGGCCGGCGCGATAGCG